ACCACTTAATATATCTCTCAATTCATCATCTGTTATATTACGATCATTAATTTGCTTTTGGTATTTCATTAACAACATGTTTTCAGATCTATTATCTGCCTCTTTACCTAACTCTTCAGGTGATCGCTTTAATGGTGTTACATCTGGGTTTGAAGAAGGTCTTGATAATATATCTCGGTCATGAATACCTTCTTTAATAGTTTTAGCTTTAGGTAAATCACCATATCCGCTTGACTTATATTTACCTTTAGGTGCAATTGTTAATTTTTCAGTTTTAAATCCTACTCCTTTAGTTCCAAACATAGCATTTTTAGCATAATAGTTTATGTCTTTAACCATGTTTTTAAGTACAATTTGTTTTAACTCATCAACTGTTTTAGTTTTGTTTTTAGGATCTTTCATTTCAGCATAGTAGCCATTTAAGAAAGATGTACCATAAACATTATCAATATTTTTCTTATCTTCAGTATTATATTGATCAGCTAAATCTTTTTTAACTTGTTTAGATGGTTTTTTAAACTCATCATAATCACCATATAGTTTTCTATTTGGAACACCAATGACTTCTGATAATGTTTCTTCTTTAACTGGTCTTAACAACATTGGTTTAGTTACAAATAACTCTCTACCATCTTCTGTCTTGCCTTTAATTTGTTTAATTTTGCCATCTACTTTATCTACTAAAGTAATTTCTACTTTATCATCACCAATCATAGCTTTATCACCAACTTTAACTTTAGAGCCAAATGATAAATCACTATGTGAAGTACCTAATACATCACCTTCATTTGTATTTAAAAGAGGTTTTATATCTTGTGTAAATATTTCAGTTTCAGTGAATTTCTTTCCATCAGCCATTATAATCATATCAAGATCTTCTTTTTTAAGTTCTCCTGATTTAAGAGCATTAAATAAATCAATAGCTCTAGTGATGTTTTTATCATTTAATAATTTAGCACCTCCATTACGCTTTATCATACCTACAGCCTGCCCAAAGGGACCATCAGAAGCTGAAGTCATATCTACTGCCTCATTACTTGTATTTTCTCTAAAAATTTCTAACCAAGATGATGATGGTTTGTGACTAATTACACCACCAATACCTTCACTTAAAATACTTTTTGATTTAAGTACACTTATAGTTGTATTATAATCAGAATATTGATTAATATAATTTGGAAATAAAATTCTTGCTTGTTTTAAGAAATGATCTTTGTTTCCTTTTCCTTCTTTAATAAGGATGTATTGTTCTTGTAATGTTTTCATTTATAATGAGTTATTAATTGTAAAATAATACTGCTCCTGATGATAAAGAAGCACTAGTTACATAAATAGGAACAGTGAATCCAGCGGGTACAACCCAAGGAGTTGTTAATGGAGATCCATTAAAATCTTTTATACCAGTGAATGTAGCTGATCCTGATACTACTGTAAAGCCAGCGTATGAACCAGTGATTGATGTTGTAGTTACTATTCCGGTTGTATTAACAGGTATATTTGCCATATTAGTCTTTAAATAAGTTTATTAAATCGTTTAAATAATCGTTTGCTAAATCAGTACCATATAACACATTAAAACTAGGTTTATCTTTATAATAATTTAATGTTTTTTCTTTTGCGTTTTGTAATAATGGTAATAATTCGTTTAATTTTTGTTCTAATGTATCAAATCCTTCTAATCTAGATTTGATAAATATTTTTAATTCTGGTGTATCTATGTTTAAAGAATCAATATAAGCATCTACATCTAATTGTGCTTCGTTTACATTCTCTTTCCACATTTGTTTAACTTCGATTCCTTTCGCCTGTTGATTCAGTTTTTTTTGATTAACAGGTTTGTAACCTAGTTTATAGTAATAGTTATTTGTTGTGCCTTTAGAATTAGTATTTTTTTTATAAGCTGCATCTGTACCTGCTTTTGTAGCTGTTTGTGGTCCTTCACCTGGACTAAATGCCCCTGCTGATGCTCCACCTCCTGTACCTGACTCTTCTTCTAAATCAATATTTAAATTGTTAAATTTTTCTTGGTTATAATTATCTAAATATGGTTTTAAATCTTGTTTCCAAACTGCGGTTTGTGAAAAAGCTATATTATCTGCTTGTCCATGCTCTCCTTGTGTAGCTTTATCTAAGTCTTGGATAGTAATTTTACCAGTCTCCATAGCTTTTTTAAATGTTCTAAATTCATTAGATGGGCTATAGATTTCTAGTTTATTTTTTAATAATTCTTTACCACCAAAAAGCCAAATCCACTGAAGAGCTGTATCAAATTGTCCGTCAATACCTTTATGAATACTAACTTCTTTTAATGTTTGTTTAATGATACTTTTTAACTTATCCATTTACCTTATGTAATTCTTCTAGTAATTCATAATAATGAAGTAAATTAGTCATATCATCATTACTAATTTTATCATTTTTATCTAATGTAACTAAAATATTAGACACCTCATTAATTTTAATTTGAGTTGTCTTATCTTTAACTTTTTTATTTAATTTAGTTAAATTAGATTTAATTTCTGTTACTTTAGTATTGTAAAAATCTTTTAATTTAGATGGATTATCAACACTGTTGATAAATTCTTTTAATACTGATTTTTGTCCTTCATTTAAATTAGCATACTTAGAATTAAATTTTTCTAATAACGCTCTATAAGTTAACATACGAATATCTTTATCGTATGACTTAAATTCTTCCATTAGTGTATCTTTAGCAACTGTTGTAAGTGGTGCTGAAGTTAAATGTTCTAATAGAATTAATTTATTTGAGATTACTTGGTTAGCTTCTGGTTGATTAATACCATCATACATTTCTAATAATGTATAAAACGCTGCTTGTGTTTTGTAGTTAGGAAGTTTGGTTTTAAAAAATTCATCAACGTCATAATTTGCTTTAATTTCTTTAATTAAATTATATTTTTGACGACGTAATGCTGATTTGTTTAAATATTTAGCACTTTCTAATAAAGTACTGATAATAATATCGGCTTTGCCTTCACTTAATTTAATGTTGTTTAACAACGTTTCATATAACTTATACTCTTTTCCTAACTCTGTTTTTACAAAGTGTTTTTTTAGAATAGTTGCTGCTTTTGAGTCTACGCCTGACAATGTATCAGACGTAATTTGTCTAACTAAAAGTTCAAATAAAATGCCAGTATTCTTGTATTTTGAATGTTTAACAATCATTCCTAAAGTGTTTTATTATAAATATATAAGGATTATTATTCTCTAATTTGGGATTCATCTAATAGCGAATCTCCTGGTTTTTCTTGACTAAGACATAATTTTTTGTCAACTTGTTCAAACAAACGTTTATTTCTTGCGAAAGCTGACTTAGCATTTTCTAAAGCAAACGGTTTGGTTGTTGATTTACCATATCCTGGTTGGTCATCTGATTTCATATCTTTAACACCTAATCTATCACGACCTAACGCGCTATCTTGTGTGTTAATATTAGATACTTTTTCTTTTGGACGACCTAATTGTGTATCATTATTATATCCTGGTGGTAATTCACCTTCTGGTCTGCCGTTTTTACTATATAAACTGGCTAAATCATGTGGTGTACCATAAGATTTACCTGTTTCTACTGGATCATTACCTTCTTCTTTAATTTGTGCGATTCTAAATTCACGTTTTGCATCTTCAATCATCATATCTCTATATTCATCATATGAATCTTCAGAGAATCTGAATACATTGTCATAAACCCAATCAGTAGGCATTAATTTAGTTTCAATGATGTTTTTAGCTAAATCAACTTTTTCCTTCATTAACATAATACGTTCTTGATCATATATAATAGACGGTGTGGTTAACGATAACTCGAAGTTAGTTAATTCATCATTAGTATAACCTTGAACATATAAATGTACTAATGCGATTTTATATAATTCAGACAATGTAATACGTTGAATACGATCAATTGTACGAGCAAAACGAATATCTTCCGCTGCTAATGTTGCTTTACCTTGTAAATCTTTATCATAACCTAAAAATGCTTTAGGTACCTTTAATGCTGCAAATAATTTATCTCTTAAATATGCAACGTCTTGAATACCATCGTAATCTAAACCTTTAGTATTTTCAATACGTGTTGCTTGGTCATTACCTCTTACTGGAATATAAAAATCTTCTAGTAAGTTTTGCATGTTATATTTTACGTTATATTCACCTGTCTTTTGATCCATTAATGGAGTACGTTTCATTGAACTAATAGTTTTCTGCATAAATGCTTCAACTTCATTAGGCGGGATAGAACCAACATTAATAAAGAAAGTACGTTTTTCTGGTGAACGAACTACACGATGGATTAACATTGCATCTTCCATTAACGCGTATTGTTTATATAAACGACGAGCTGGTTCTAGATAAGATCTACCATATGGTAAATAATTAACATCTGTAATTAATCTAAAGTGAGCAACCTCATAGTTTTCAAAGAAAATACCTGGTTCGTTTTGACGGCCTAAATTAGGTGTATTGTAATAACCATCACCTGATAAAAATCCTTCAGGTTTAAATTGGAAACGAACAGACGCTGGTTTGTCTTTATCATAATTTTCTTGTCTTTCAATATGATACGCTGTGTATGGAATAACATTATATACACCAAATTTTTCAGCAATTTCTAATCTTAAGAAAAAATCACCATATTTACACATTTGACGAATCCAAGACCATAAATTAAATTCGATATTTAATACATCATAAAATAAGTTATATAAAATTCTTTGAATGTTTTCATCTGATGAACGAATAGATAATACTTCACCCATATCATCTTTTAATGTAGACTCATCAGCTACAATATCAAGTGCAGAACCAACAATTGCATCCTGATCCATGATATCATAGTCTGAATATAATTGGGTACGTAAGTATTGATAATTTAAATTTAATTGAGCTCCATAAAGTGAAGATGCATTAGTTGAATAGATTCTATTATATCTATCCATTAATGAGTTAGTAGCGATATCACCTGTTTGTTGTATGGTGTTAACGTCCATTACTTTTAATTGATCACCACCCTGATTTCTCATCACTACATCAGTAGAGAACAGTCGTTGTAATCGTGAAAATAAGCCTTTGTCTGCCATTTTATTATATGTTATTAATTATAAATATTATCGTATTAACCAACTAATGTCTTCATTTCCGCCCATACCATTTTCTATACTATATGGGTTAGGAACACTAGAACCATACGCTCCTGTAAATCCTGTTCTGTTAACAGACATATTACTTAATGTTGCTCTAGACATTTCTAGGTTTTGTGATTTAAATCTTAATGATGTATCTCTTAAATACATTCCAATTGCAAAACTCATAATTAAGTCATCATTGTATCCTGATTGTGCTTCAGGACGACCATTTTTCCAAATGAATACTTTCATTTCTTCTAGTAAACGTTTAGATTGAATAACAACACTTTTATCACCTATATACTCTCTAAATTTATTAACTATTAAAGGACGAGTTTTCAGTGATGTTGTAAAACCAGGTACTAATTTTGAATTATCCATATATTGGTCAAAATAAGCATCAGCATTATTACTAGCATCACTTTTAGGTGAATAATATAAATTCTTATATCCACGTTCTTGAATTGCATCTAATGCTGACCAACCAATATTAGCATTTTCTACTACTAATAAAGCTTGGTTATATTCTGTAGCTAAACCAACTAAGAAAAATCCAAATTCTTTAGGTGGTAATTGACCTTTATATTCTGCTACCTGTGTATTAGATTCAACATGTATAACATGGGCTGCGGAAAAATCCTTGCCATCACCCCGTGCTACATCGGCTATAACCATATATGATTGAGTATAGTCCGCCGGTTCCCATATCCATAAGTTACGGTCAACTCCGCGGCGTTCTAGCGGTTCTTTTATTGTGGTTTGAGATATAAATTCAATCCATTCTGAATAGAATACTGTATCACCTGAAGTACTAAAATCACAATCACACTCTTGAGATGCTAATCTAGGATCACCTAATAATTCGTCTTGTTTTTTTCTCCATGCTTCATTTCTTTCAGGATGGACAAACCAAGGTAATTTAATAGGTAAGAAATCGTTTTGTTG